GTTCATAAAAAGGAGAAGTAAAAGGTGAAACCCAAGGGCACCAGTATCAGATGATACCGATGCCCCCAGGATTGGTTCCTAGTCAGACTAGGAGGTGACGGTCGGAAGGACGTGGTGTGGGAATTTGACTGCGTGAACGATCACGCCAACGTTCGGTGTCCGGCTCAGGTTGTCCTTGCGGAGTTGAGTTCCGAAGTAGGAACGGAGGTATGAACGGGAGATGAATCCTCCTTCTTCCGTCTCCATGTCCCGCTTCATCTTGTGGATGCCGTAGGGGCGAAGGATCGCACCTGCGCCATAAACGGGGGTGAATGCCAGTGGAACGCCCTTCTGGTTGCACTGGTAGATCATGGCACCGACAGGGTGAACGTCCGTGAAGGTCCATGAAGTCCCGGCAGTGAATGCAGTGGATGTGATGCAACCCGTGCCGAACGAAGCAACTGCCGTGTTGGTGGTCGTGGGCGCTCCGAGAGTGCCGGGAGCCACGATTGCACTGGCATGTTTGCTAAGACGACGGGTGCAGACGATCTTGTTCCCGTTGTTCCCAGTAGCGACAGGCCACAGGACACCACTAACGACGTTAGTGTAATACTCGTAGAAACCAACACCATTCGGGTCCGTGGCCGCGTTGGATGGGTTGACGATCATCACATATTTTGGACCTGTGAAGTCTGTTCCACCGAGGATCGGGTTGGAAGCGAGAGTTTCATCCCCCGTTGCAAATGTGCCCCCGCCAGTTGACACCCAGTTGTAGGCGTAACCGAGGAAGTGTTTACAATAGAGCTTGGTCGTATCGTTGGTCGCGTTCAACGCGCCACCGAACAGGATGGTCAACTGTGCGGTGCCGGAAGCAATCGCAACAGAGAGACTGCCCATTGGGAGACGAGCCGAACCAATAGGACCGTCGCCATCGTGGTTGACGACTTCATAAGGACGGACGATCTGCGACCCGAGAGTGGCGATTTCCCCTTTGAGGAGGTAGTCGATCCCTGTGTTGGAAGCACGAAGCAAGGTCTGATAGTCAGAACTGGCTTGCAGAGTCGTGAGAGTCTCGGTCGTGGGGCCGAAAGTCCACTTCTTGACGTTCTGCTTACCGATGGTTCCCACCCGACCGGGCTTGCCGCCCATCGTGCTAAGTTGACCGGACACCATGATGATGTTGTTCACGTCAAGGATGTCAGAGGACAGGAGGTTGTTGAGTCCCTTGGAGTTCGCAGTGAACAAGGATGAAGTGTGGGCAGTGTCACGGACCCGCATGTCGATGGTTTCCGTCTTGAGACGGTCAAGCCATGCACCGAGTTTCTGCGGGGCACCACGCTCGATTTCAGCACGGAGGGCATTGTCTTCGGTGGTGAACTCGTTGTCGTCGGTGGCGTTCCGATAGACGTTCACGAATGCGGCATATTCCGAGTAGCGGTTCTTCTCGAAATCGGCAACGGCAGTGAAGAGTGCTTCCCCTTTCTTGCCTTCACCATAGAACCCGGTGGTGTTGCGGAAGTTGACTCGGTGCCCCTTCCCTGCGGAAGTGGCGTTTTTGGTGATGACGATTCCGTCCGCACCAGAAGGATCGTCCTCAGAAGTTTCGCAATCAGCGAAATAATCGGGGGTTTCACCGTGGCGACGGCAGAGGTATTCCCAAATCTGGGCAATGGAAAGACTGTCCGGGGTACCGCGGACGGACGAATTGGTTGTGGATGCTCCTAAATTAGTGTACATGGCTGGCTTTTGGTTTGTGGGTTATTCCCGCAACACCAAGAGCAAGCCGATGAACCCTTACGTTCTCTTCATCACTTGTCGTATCAGAAGATTCCGCTCGGCCAGGGACATATTATCCAAGTCATCCGCAGTAATTGGTGCCACAGGGGGTGCTGCCTGTGAGGACAGCGTTTGTGGGGTTGGGTTTCTCGGCATCCCGGAAGGAGTAGGAGTTGCCCGGTTTTGGGTCGGGGGCACAAGCCCCTTGATTTTGCTTGGGATGGCTGGGATGACGTTGAGGTCAGCCGCAGTCAGTTGGGCAAGAAGGGTTGGAAACTCCAGTGAGGAAACTCTCGAGTCGTTGTTCGTGATCAGATAATCACGAATCTCTTGTGCCCTTTGGGAAAAAACAGATTTCGGGTCTTGAAGATCGGGGAAGTTTTGAACTGCCTTGGCAACACTTTCATTGTAAGCAGTCTCCTCCTTCGTTTGGGCCTCCTTCGCGATTTCACGTTCCATGACAACCTGTTTGGCTACCACATCCTGTCTCTTGCGAAGGAGTTTAGTGATCTCCTTATCCAGTCTCGCTTCCTCTTCACGCTCGTAATCGGTCTGTGCCGTGCTTTTCAGTTCGGCAAGAGCATCAATCTCTGCATCAAGGTCAGCGAGGGGGTCTGATTCTTTCTCCGGTTCACTTTGGGTTCCGGGTTCGACTGAACCGTGATCCACTGGTTTGAGTCCGTAGGCAATCTTGGTGGCCTCCGCAGGATCGACCCCGAGTTTTCGGAGTTCGGCAAACTTGATGTCATTCGCATCACGGAATCGAAACCTCTTGGAAACCTCATATCCGCTTTTGGCGGGTTCGGTTGGTTCCTCATCGGTTTCGGGTTCTTCCGCTGGTTCCTCCGGTGTTTCCGCTGGTGCTTCCTGAGTTTGCTCCTGAACAGGATCCTGCTGGGCCTGCGGGTTTCGCAGGATATTCATCAGGTGCTCGGTTGCTTCGGTCTGTGACAGTGTGTCCAGATCAATCGGTTTGTCGGTTTGGGGTTGCCCCTCTGCCTGACTAGGCGTGGTTGGTGTTTCCATAGAGTCTGTCGGTGGTTAAACCTGAAAGTTTTTGGGTTAATGCAAGTTAATTGCAACTGCAAGTAAATGTCAAATGCAATTCGTTTGCAATTGCAAATTATTTTTCAGGGTGGATACTTCAGGAAATGGCAGACTTCCCCAATTTCTCAACCCCCACCCCCAAGATGACGACCAAGCTCGGCAGGCCCGACTCGCTCGGGTCGTCAGGGTTGACCGGAGGCTCCGCCGCGAATGATGCCCGGAAATCACAGAAAGCACTCCGGGATGCCCACCTTCAAGCCAGAAGGATCGCAGAATACCTAAACCAGTATCACCCGATTGAAGTTCAAGCGGTGGACGGCTATATTTACACGGTGGAAGGAAAGCTCTTTTCCAAGGGAACTCCCCCGGACGAGTTTTTCAGAGTTACCCCGAATGCCGATGGAACCGTGAAGGTTTCTGCGGGGCGGCTTTATCAGCCTACCTTAGCCGCCCGAGTTATTGACCTTTGCATGGTAGCCTTCGACGTTCCTCAGAAGACCCTTACAGTTACAGCGGCAGGGGATATAATTTACTGCAAGATCACCTTCACCCAAGAAGTTGCGAACGCTACTTCTGAGTTCGTGGACACTACCCCCAGCATTGATGGGGTGAACCAGACAAACGCCAAGTATCTCAAGCTCTCAACCGCCGAGATGGTCATCGAGTCCACAGCACAAGTCAGCACGGCAACAGTCGGGTACTGGGAGATTGCCACTATCACGAAAGCCCTGGCAACCCCTGTCATCAGTCAAAAACACATCGGAGCAATCAATCTGCCTCTCAACACGTTCCTCGTCAATTACCCATAATACCCATGCAACCAGAAACATCACAGGTAAACCAGTTTATAAAGAAGATCGATCCAAACTCCCCCAAGGATGCCCCCGTCAAGGAGAACAAGTTTCAAAAGATGGAGTCGGTTGTCTTCCCGTCCATCCTCACGGATCAGATGAACCACGAACAGGTCGAGAGCATGATCACCTTCGCCGTGGATCAAATCCTTGGTCTGGAGTCGGCACTCGGCAGGAACATCATACAGGTCGGCAACAACGGGGAACCCGATTGGTGGAGGGAAGGGCGATCAAACACGGGAACCATCGAAAACACGGCTCGCTCCTTCTTCGGCAAACGTCAGTTGTGCAGCCTCACTTACCACAACCGGGTCGAGTGGCGGGCCTACGTCCTTGGCGGTCTGTGGGCCGAGTCCAACCGGACCCTGCCAATCGCCCGCAGGGGAACCCGGCAGATGTGTGCCCGTGCCATCTCCACCTTCTTCTCAGTGGAACCGTGGGTCAAGGCTAGTCCGACCAACAAGCCAGACGGCTCCGTCTCAGTCGGAGATTCAGAGGTCGGAGTTGCCGGGGAACGCTTCTTTCAGTTCAAGAGCAAGGAGGCAAGGCTCAAGGAGGTGGCGGAACGTGCGGTGGAACGTGCGTTTGTGGTCGGTGAGTGTGTGGTCAAAGTCAGGCAGGCGACCAAATACAACTACTTCAAGACCTCGCAGGCGATCCTCGTCAACGAACAGGGGAAGGTCATCCTAGGCAAGGATGGGGATTACATCGTCGAGGGCATGGACCAGTTCGTTTACAAGCAGCGCGGGATCGTGGATGAGGAGTCTGGGGAAGCAATGGCGGATGATGAGGGCAACGAGATGACCGAGCCTGACGTAGAGAAAGGTTTGTTCCTTGAGCGGGACAGTGAGACGATGATCCCACCAAACTCCCGGTTTGAGTGGCGCAAAGGGGTGACGCGCAAGCATACCTCCTACTCCGGCCCCTTGGCAGAATTAGTTCCCATGACTGACTTCCTGTGTAGCCAGACTGAGATAGATATTCAGACCGCACCGTTCATCGCCCAACTGGTCAGCGTCTCCCCGTTTGACATCGTGGCGACGTTCGGACAGGAGCAACTCGCCGGGATCACGGACAACAAGCAGAAGGTCACAACCATGGCGAGTTACATCAAACTCCTGACCGAGATGGAGTCCGATGGTCCGTCCCCGAAGACCTCGGGGGACATGCTCCGCAGCGATCTCGGTGAGCAGACCAGTGATGGGATCATCCGCACCTTCGGGAACAGCAGGTCAGAGGTGGTCGAGTGCTACATGGAGTATGATGCTGATGGTGACGGTTCTCCAGAACAGGTTTTCCTCGTTCTTGACCGCAAACGCCGGAAGATCATCTTCTGCGACTACCTTGAGAACATCACTGCCGACAAGAAACGTCCATTCTCCGTCCTGACCGTGAACAAGGTGGATGGTCGCTGGCACGGTGTCGGCATGATTGAGCAGATGGAACACCTCCAGAACTCCGTCGATCTGTGGTATAACCGGGCTTCCTTCAGCAGCAGTTCCACGGGGATCACCACCTTCTTCAACCCTGGCAATGTCACTGAGGGGGATCGCTATGCTGCCGGGGGGATGTCCCTACCCTTCAACACGGGGGAGGTCTATCACTTGAAACCGGGCAAACTGGCAGCGGACACGCTCCAATACATCGTGGTGCCGGAAGTGAAGATGAAGGAGTTCCTGGAGTTTATGAACCTGAACATGCAGATGGCAAGCAATGAGGCGGCAGTCCTCGGCACCAATGACATGCAGGCTGCGGGTCTGGACACGACCAAGACAGCGACAGGGGTGCGCGACTCAGCAGCGAAGGGGGATGAGATGTTCAAACTCGTCACGTCCCACCTCGACTCAGGGATCAATGATCTGGTCCAGAAGTTTGCTGCCACCCTGTTTCACTTCATGGACGATCAGGAAGCCTATGAGTGGTCCGAGGGGGATGTCCGCATCACCGGACTGCTCAAGAAGACAGACGTGCGGCGGATCAAATACTTCTTCAGCCTGACCCTCACCGGGGGTAAGAACGAGAGCATCAACGCCGCCATGACTATCGCCCTCCCACAAGTCATGGCGTGGGCACAGCAACCATGGCAGATGATGGCAGCTTCCCTCCCACTGGTGGAGGCTCAGATGAAGGCACTCTTGATCGAGAACGCCCCCGCCATCCTCCGGGACATGGTGAGTGCGAAACAGCAGATCGAGCAGATGCAGATGCAGGCAATGCAAGCACAGGCTCAGGCCGAGTCAGGGGCACAAGATCAAGCCCTGCAAGCCAAGCAGCAGGAGACTCAGATGGACATGGATGCGAAGCAGCAGGAGCACGGGATGAACATGCAGATCGCGCAGGACGAGCATTCGATGAACATGCAGACCAAGCAGCAGGAGATGGCTTTGAAGCAGGCAGACCGGAAAGAGCAGGCGAAAGTGAAGGCTAAGGCAAAACCGCCTGCACGCAAGGCGGGTTAGGGGGTGGAGCGCACCCCGCCCTTTCGGGATCACGGGAACTTAGCTGGACTACCAGCAGGGCGCACATAATGAAAGCCAAAAAATCCGGCACCCTCCCCTTTGCGAGTGAAGGATGCCGGACCCAATGAATCGAAATACACAATCGAAGCCTCAAAATAGGGTGGGGTTTCAATTTTTCAAGGGGATTCTTTTTGCTGTGCAG